TGCTAGACGATGCAGCCCCACCTATGCCAGTGAAACGAGTACGCAAAAAGAGCCGCAAAAAGCCTGCGCAAGCTGTGCAGGAAACACAAGATAGAGGTACAAGCCAATGAGTAACGTACAACGCTTGATGATAGAACTGGGCGGCAAAGAGTATATAGACGATACCGGACTATGCGCCCTTCTGGATGAAAACGGGCTAGATGGCGCGGCTGATTACAATACCCAAGACCGCCGCAAGCTGCTTTGTACGGTGCTTTCAATCTTCCAGATTCTTGCAAACAATATCGACCTTTACCGCAAAGTTGAAACCGAGTTTTCTAACGATGGTGAAGCCCTGACGGGCATTAACAAGCGCATTACAGCGCTAAAAAGCGAGATTGCTGCGCTTGATAAGGAAACCAGCGCTGCGAATAGCTGCGTAAGCTATATGTATTGCGGAGGGCGCTAAAATGGCATTTAGGACGCTGCAAGAGCGATTTACCGGCACGCTCCAACGAGAAGGCCACGTTGCTTTTACCTACGACGGCACACAATGCTTTAATATCGTCACACGGCGAGAAACAGACAAGAAAGACGGTGCGGACTGGATAAGCGCATATTTCCCGCATATCTACGATAATGCTGTTGGCCGGGTGCTTATGATTAACGACGATCAGCCTTATTTGGTGGCTGCGCAGGATGGCCGCAACAATGGCGTATATCGCAAGTACAATTGTGTGCGGTGCAATCAGGTGATTTCGTTTTACGAGATGAAAAAGAGCACCACGCCTGACGAATTTGGCGTTTACGAAACCGTTCTGACCAAGACAGCCGAAACGCCTTGTTACGTTGAAACGTCGCTTTCCGGCCTATTGCAGACGGCAAATGTGCAGCTTGAAGGCGGCAAAATCTATGCGACAATGCCCGCGATGCAGATAAACACAAATAGCACCACAATGCTTTTACGACTGGACAGCAAAAGCAAGTTCGTTGATACCGAAGTTGTAATTGAAAGCATTGATACATCTGATTGCTTTAACGATGCAAGCGGTGCTTTTCGCGGGCTGCTGCGCTTGCAATTGAAGCCCTAATAATCCTAATGTTATACCGTAGGTGCGTTCTTTATCACATCCTTTTCAACGTGCCTACTGTATATATCTCCTTTCTTAACGCACGCCGCCATTAGTGCGATAGGATAGGCCATTTTATTCCTCAAAAGGCGGCGGGGCGTAAGCCAGCGCCCTGCCGCTGAATGTAGTAACCAGCGGTAAAACGCTGATAATATAATCCGTCAATTGGCGCGGTGAACTGAACTTATAAAGGGCAGCTTGCCGCTACAAAACAAGGAGAAACGACCGATGATTGATTTTGCAGAAAAAGACAGTTACACGCTGGATGAGCTTAAAGACCTCTTGAACAAGGCAGACCAGAGCGCGGGAGATCGCGTGCGAACGGAGTACAGCAAGCGGGTAAAAGACTTGCAGGCCGAACTTGACAAGTACAAGCCCACCGAGCCGACCGAAGCAGAAAAGGCGCTCACTGAACGTGAAAAGGCGCTTGCAGCTAAAGAAAAAGCATTTGCCTGCAAGGCTGCGGGAATCCCCGAAGCATACGCCGATTATTTCACGGAAAAGGCCGATTTTGGCAAGCTGGGCGAACTGTTTAAGGCTGGTGCTGGTTACGTGCCGTCCGAGCACAAATCTGGTTCTAGTCTCACCAAAGAGGACTTTGCGCAGATGGATTATGCCCAGCGTGCAGCACTTTATGAGCAAAATCGAGAACTGTACAATCAACTGATTAAGTAAAAAAGGAGATTATGAACTATGGCACTTTTTGTACGAGATGTCGCCGCGCCGATGCTTATGACCGAGATTGACAAGCGGCTTGTGATTTACAAGGACGCGCTTAATATTTCGGCTTCTATTCCCGATTTGGCGTGGAACGGCAAGACGATCAACTTCCCTGTTTATTCCCGCGTGGCCGTGGCCGATGCCGTGGCAGATAAGGGCGCGGTTGTTTCGACCGAGGTTGACGGCACGAACAGCACGGCGGCAATTGCACACATTGCTGCCGCTGTAAAATACCATAAGGATACGCTGCGGCAGGCGGGCGGTGCTATTGTGCAGAATATGGCTTTGAACGATCTGGCCGACGCTATGGCGCTCAAGCTGGACGCTGATGCAATGGCCGCTGCTATTGATGGCGCTACCCTCAAGGCTGCTTGTGCTGCCGCCGATCACATTACCGAGGACGAAATCGAAAAGGGCTTCGCGCTGTTCGGTGATAAGCAGAACGCCAACGAATTTAAGGGCATTTACATTAGCTCCAAGCTGTTCCCCGACGTTCTCAAAATGAACGGCTTCTCTAGCACTGGCCTGACCTATACCAGCGGTACTAACGGCATTGTGTCTGGGCAGGTAGTTGGCTTCTGGCGCGGCGTGCCGATCAAGCTGACCGACAACGGCAATACGGTTGACGGCGAGTGCGTCACGGTGATTCTGAAAAAGAACGGTCTGGGCGTTGCACGGAAGAATGGCATTGAATTTGCCGAAAATTATGACGCAAACACGTTCTACACGGATATTGTGGCCGACACCTATGCAGCCGAAAAGGTGCTGGACGATACCAAGGTTGCGATTATCCGTAAGACGATTGCGTAAAAACAAATCACGGTAAAGCCGCACGTTAGTGGGGCGGTGCGCGAAAGTGTGCCGCCCCTTTATTTATAGGAGTGAAAGAGCATGACCCGTTTACAACTGCGCGCCCTGCGCCAGAATAAAGGCTTTAGCTTGCGCAAAGTGGCCGGGGCTGCGGGAATATCGCACCAGTATTTGGATTTTTTGGAGGGCGGCGAAAAGCCCCTTAATGCAGAACTAAAACGCAAAATCTTGAACGCGATATACAGACTAGATATGGAGGCAGCGCAAAACAATGGCACAAAGAGGCAGACCACGCAAAACGGAACAGGCAGCGCCAGCGGCTTCTAAAGCACCAGCAGCACCAAAAGAAAACAGCACCAGAACGCGCGGCATTGCGCGGCCTGACGTTATAAAAAGAATCGGTGATACGCTAAAAGATTATCGTTCGGCTTATTTATTTTGGCGTTTCTGTCCGGATGCCCTGCCCCCTGATATTCCGGCTGGGTGCAGCTTTCAGGTGCTCAAGCAGAAAAGCGGTATGCCCGACGTTATCACCGAGCAGGCGGCGGCGCTGTGGCTTTTGGACGATGGTACACAGCAACTTGTTAAATCGTTACTGGAAGCGAAAAAGGGGCTTCAAATGCTGGAATTGCACGATATTTATTATGAGCGCGCGAAGAACGATGCTAACTCCCTTAAAGCCCTTTTGCAGCTAGATGAAACATTATTCAAGAACGAACAAAACGCGCTTCTGGCGCTACTTGACAACGTGCCAGATGACGTTATAGGAGATACAGAAGATGCGCAGAAGTGACACGGCCAGCAATAAGCTAAAAGCGCTGCTTTCAAATCCCGAATTATGGGCGCGGTACTTTCTTCGCATTGTCGATAAAAACGGCAAGAGCGTGCCTTTTGTCTTTAATCAGGAACAGCACGACCTAATAACTTCACTTGACAAATACAATATTGTGCTCAAAAGCCGCCAGCTTGGCATTACAAGCGTGGCCTGCGCGCTTTCGCTGTATTACTGCTTTACCGAGCCTGGCTCTTGCTGTTTGCTGATGAGTTACTCGTTGGATAGCGCAAAAGGCATTTTTAACAAGCTGAAATCCTTGTACAATTCCATTCCAGATTGTGTTAGGGTGCAGGAGATTGCAAACAACCGCACCGAACTGCGATTTGCAAACAATTCGCAGATTGTGGTATGTACTTGCGGAAATCGCGACGTTGCGCGTGGCCTGACCCTGCGTTTTGCGCATTTATCTGAAATAGCATTCTTTGACCAAGAACGCGCGAAAAAGAACCTTTTAGCGATTGAGCAGGCAATGCAGCCTAATGGGGTTATGGTTCTTGAGTCCACGGCGAACGGTTTTAATCACTTCTCCGATCTATGGAGCGGCGCAGAGCGCGGCAATAATTTGTATCGTCCTTTTTTCTATGGCTGGGTGGACGATAAGCAAATGTTTGCCGACGAGTATAAGCAGTTTGCAGAGCGTTGGCGGCAAAAGCATGGTACACTTCCCACCGTTCCCGATCTGGATGAAGAAGAAAAAGCCCTCTACGACCGTGGCGCTACAATTGAGCAAATAGTGTGGCGGCGGCTTAAAATTGCAAATAGCAGCCCTGAACAGTTCCGGCAAGAGTTCCCCTCAAATGCTGTTGAAGCGTTTACAACGACTGGACGCAACATTTTTGACACTGCTTTAATACATGATAAGTTGGCCGTAGTGCATAAGCCTATTGCCGTTCCGGCAGAATTTGCAAATATGGGCGTTACGTTCTGGGAGATGCCCCGCCCTGGGCAGCGCTATTATATTGGCGTGGACGCAAGCGAGGGAACGGGCGGCGATCACAGCGCAGTTGAAGTGCTAAACGCCGATCTGTGCCAGTGTGCGGAGCTTTACAGCAACACGATAAAGCCGTTCCGCTTGGCTGAAATCGTCTTGAAGCTGGGGCATTATTATAACGACGCGCTGCTAGTGGTAGAAAAGGCCAGCGGCGGGCATACAGTCTTGGATAAGCTAAAAAATCAATTTGGCTATGCGAATATCTACAAGTGCAAATCCTACGATGCAGCGGGCAATTTGCGGCGCAAGGCCGGATGGGAAACCACGGCTAAAACCAGACCGCTGCTTATCAATGACTTCGTGGAGGTCTGGGAAAGCGGACAGTGTTGGATAAACAGCCCTGTGCTTTTAGGCGAGATGCAGCTTTTTGTGGATAAGGGCGGCAGAGCGGAGCACGCTGGGCGCACGGGTGACGATGCTATTTTTGCCTTTGGCATGGCGATACAAGGTTATAAATCTGGGCAACAGTATTTCTAAAAGCGAGGTGCTTTAATAAATGACTATTGATGAAATTTTAGAAATTCCCCAGACCGCCGAAGCGGCCTATATGCAAGCGCAAAACGTGCGCGTATACGATTTTTTGTTAGGCAGGCATAAGGTGCTTACTCGCCCCGATTTTACATACAAGGGCGAGATGCTGCGCACCGCGAAGATTCTCTTGCAGAATGTGAACAGCGTTGTAGACTTCCACACAAGTTATATTGTCGGCAGCCCTGTTAAGCTGTCGGGCGCAGAAAATGCCGTTAAAGTCTTTCAGAGGATTTATAATCGCTCAAATTATGCGCTGGTAGATTATCAAATTGTCGATGCTTTGGTTAAATACGGCAACGCCTACGAATACGTTTTTATGCGCGGAAACAGCGTTTGCAGCAAGGTTTTTAAGCCGCTGGACAGTTACCCCGTATTCGATGATAAAGGCCAGTATATCGCGTTTTTGGAGCATTGGACGGACAGTTTGACGGGAAACGCCTATTACAACCTATACGAGCCTGACCGCGTAACCGAGTACAGCACCAGCGCCAACGGCACAGTGCAGCAGGTGGCCGAATATCGCAACCTGACGGGCTTGCCTATCCACTACACAAGTGGTGTGCCTGCGCTGTACGACTGCTATGGGCGTGGCCTTGTGGCCGATCTGGTGCCGATCGTGGACGAATTGGAGAACCTGTTAAGCAAGACAAGCGACGCAGTAACTACGCTTTCTCTTAACCCGCTGGGCGTATCGTCCGGCCAGCGTATCGACGCGAGGATTGATAAAGATACGATTGGCGCAACGCTTAATCTTGAGGATGGCGGGCGCTTTGAGTATGCGTCTGCTACGATTGACCACGCGACTGTACAGTTTTTGGCTGAGCAGCTCTTAAATCAATTTTATGCCGTTGCCGAAGTGCCGAGTGTCGTTTTTAATGGCAACGTCAGCAACGTATCAGAAACGAGCTTAAAGCTACTGTTTAACCAGTTGGATAACAAGGCGCGCCGAACGATGTTGCAGCTTAAAGAGGGCTTCTATGCCCGCTGGGATGCTATGCGCAGACTGTTGCCGCCAGATGCCTTGACCGATGATGAATATAATTCATTGGATGCTGTTTTCTCGCTGAACCGCCCGACTGATAACACGGCGCTTGTGGCCGATCTTGA